CTGACTGAAAAGGCGATCGAGTGGAATCAGAAGCTCGACGGGTCGGAAAAATATCCGACCCCACCAAACAACAAGGGTCGGAAAAATATCCGACCCCACCAAACAACAAGGGTCGGAAAAAAATCCGATCTACCTCGGATAAATCTCCGAGCAAGGTCGGAAAAAAATCCGGTCAAGGGTCGGAAAAATCTCCGACAAATCAGGATACCAATCATCAGGGTACCAATCAGGACACCAGTCAGGACTTGCAGGACGCCACCGGCAAGCCGGCTCAGTCCCGCGGCTTGGTCTTGGTCGTGGATCGTACCGACGCGCCACGGGTTGAGATCCCCGCCGACATGCCAGGCCCCAAAGACCAGACCTGCAAAACTTTCAAGGCTTGGGCCAACTACGCCATGGCATATCGCAAACGCTACGGCACTTGGCCGGTCTGGAACGCTAAGGCTGGTGGCCAGCTTGGCCAACTCGTTGACCGCCTCGGCGTCGATATCGCCCACCACGTCGCAGCGCACTTCCTGAAAACCAGCGATGCCGCCGTTCTTCGCAAGTGCCACAGCCTCAACGAACTGCTGGCCAACGCCGAGAGTTACCACACCCAGTGGGTGACCGGTCAGCGCATCAACGGCACAACTGCCCGCCAGATGGAGCGGACCGAGGCGAACCTTTCCGCAGCAGAGCAGGCCGCCCAGATGGTTCTGGCCAAACGCCAAGCAGGTGACCGCAATGAATACCTCTGAAATGAACGACCAGCAGGTCGCCGGGCTGGCCGCTGCCATCTGCGCAACGGCCGAGGCTATGGGTCAGGAGATGAACCCCGGTACCGCAGCGATGATGGCCGAAGACCTTTGCGCTTACCCGGTGCCTGTCGTCAAGGCCGCGCTTAAGGCCTGCCGCTTCGAAGTGAAGGGCAAGCTGGCTATGGCTGACATCCTGCAACGCGTCCAGTCCTCCGATGGGCGTCCGGGCAAGGACGAGGCCTGGGCCATCGCCATGACCACCAACGACGAATTCGAAACCGTGGTGCTCACCGACGAGATCCAACTGGCACTCGCTGCAGCTAAGCCCGTTCTCGATGCCGGCGATAAGGTGGGTGCACGCATGGCGTTCATCAGCGCATATGAACGGCTGATCACTAATGCTCGGGCTGAGGCTGTACCTACGACTTGGAACGTATCACTGGGTCATGACCCGCTGCGGAGAGTAGTGGCTATTGAATCAGCAGTTCGCAGGCAACTAATTACCGAGTCGGCTGGAAATCAATATTTGGCGGACCTCCGTATTGCTCCGATCACCAATGACGGCCAGGCAATCGCTGGGCTTCTCACTGGATCGGTCGTCGAGCCTTCTCCTCGCATTCGAGAAAAACTTGCCGAAGTTCGCCAGATCGTCGATGCCGCGAAAGCTCGACAACAGCGACAACGACTCAAGAAGGGGCAGGCAGATCGCATTGATACATACCTGCGTAAGCGCAAAGCTCGGGAGACCATTGCAGCCGCACAAGGTAAGGAGGCCGCTCATGGTTAAGCCAGCAAAGCCCCGCCCAATGCCTGTTTACTTGGTACTGCGTCGCCTGGTCGATCCGGCCACCGGAAAGGAGGTGGCCGCGTTCGTTCCTTCCTCCGACGCCGACCGTTCGATCCTTCGCGAGCGTGAGTTCCGGATCAACACGAAGATCCGCGCCGATCTCAAGCAGCCGCGCAACCCACGTTTCAATGGTTTGGTACACGGCTTGGGCCGGGTGCTGAGTCAGAACATCGACCGGTTTTCCGGCAAGCAGTCCCACGACGCGATCAAGGCCTTGCAACTGGAGTCGGGTGTGTACTGCGACGAGGAAGCGTTCGATATCCCCGGCCTGGGCCAGCTAACCCGCAAGACACCCCGCAGCCTTTCCTACGACTCGATGGGGGAGGAGACATTCCAAGACTTCTGGCGCCAGTGCTGCGCGTACCTGGTGTTGCACGACTGGCCGACGCTCACGGAAGAGCGTCTGACCGAAATGGCCGAGTTCGAAGCATTTAAGGAGGCGGCGTGAAGCGCAGTGAATTGAGGCGCACGACACCGCTCAGCTTTGGCGGAATCCAGGCCCGCGAACGACGCAAGAAACGCTGCAAAGTGTGCGAGGTCGCGTTTACGCCAGTTCGCGACTTCCAGTCTGTCTGTGGGGAGATCGCCTGCGCCATCGCTCATGCCCCAGCCAATCAGGTCCGGGCACGTAAGGCGTTGGCCGACATTGAGCGAAAGGACATCAAGGTCCGCAAGGAGAAGCTGAAGAACAGGGCGGATCACCTCAAGGACACGCAGATCGCTTTCAACGCCTGGGTACGCGCCCGTGACGCGGCACTGCCGTGCGTCAGCTGCGGCCGGCACCACCAGGGCAAGTACGACGCCGGCCATTACCGGACCGTGGGTAGCAATCCGGCCTTGCGCTTCGAGCCGAAGAACTGCCATCGCCAGTGCTCACCGTGCAACACCAGGCTTTCCGGAAACATCGTGAACTACCGCATTGAGCTGGTGAAGCGTATCGGCGCTGATGAGGTCGAGTGGCTGGAAGGCCCTCATGAGGCCAAGAAGTACACCGTGGATCAGTTGAAGGCGATGACCGCCGACTACCGGGCAAAGACCAAAGAACTGAAGAAGGGGCAGGCAGCATGATCGAGCCAATCAAGATGAACCCGTGCCCATTCTGCGAAGGGCCGCCTTGCATCATTGCGCGCAACTGGATTACCCAGGAAGAGGTGTCCGAGGAGCGCAAGCAGAACGAAGACTTCGATGAGGCATACGAGGCGCACGTCTGGTGCCATGACTGCGGCGCCCAGGGCCCAAACATCAATACATGCTCGCTCGGCACCTTCGAGGATATCTACGACCTTGAGGTGGCAGACGTGATGCGAATCGCGATTGAACGCTGGAACGACCGACACAATCGGGCGCGCAGTTGCTACGACGGTGGCGAAAAAGAAGGTTTGAACATCTGGCCGAGGGCAGAAGCATGACTTATCGCAACGTTGTTTCAGCAGTAGTTCGAGCCCTCGCGGCCGAGACCATTAGTTCCGCCGGCGGCTGCGACTTTGAGCCGAAGGTGCAGTGCGCCAAGCAGAAGGGGGAGATCGTCGGCAAGGAGGCGGCGTTCCTGACTGACTGCTGGGTGTTTGGGAGGCTGCACAAGGCGTTGACCCCGGCACACTGGCGCGCCTTGGTGGCGAAGTTCTCCACACATACCGAGCGCAAGCATGCAGCTATTGCCGAATTGACTCGGTTGATGCGCTCGCCGGCGCCGGAGCGGTTCCTGCACTGCGCGGTGGTCACTTGGGCTTTGCCGCGACTTCCAGGGGTGGACGGCAAGCGCTCCACCAACGTGTTGCCGGGCGGCTGGTACGAGATGGACAACTGGTCGAACGAGCCGCACCCGATCAAGACCCAGGAGCGCTGGAGGCGGGATATTCGCAAGGCGCTGGAGCGCGAAGTGGATGAGGCCCTGGTGTCTGCTCAAGCGTTACTTGATGCCGAAGGGCTCATTAAGATGCAGCGAAACGAAACGGAACTCAATGGGACACAAGCCGCTTGACTGCGACTGAGCCAATGAGCCATTATCCACCCATCCTGTCATTCCTGCGCATGTAGGAGTGGATCAAAAAAGCCCGGCCTTCGTGTCGGGCTTTTTTGTGGGCGCTACAAATGAATTCACCTGTAGCTAGGACAGCCTTCGGGAAGGCCTGGACGTCGATAGCCGGTAGTGCGACGTACGAGAACAACACCGGCAGCCCGCGCACCCTGACCTCACTGTGCTTCCAGGGTGGCGCGAGACTTGAGCGGCGAGATCGATGCATTGGGGCGTCGACGCCGGGATAGTCTTTGGCAGACAGCGCGGAAAGACGCGCATACTGATTCGTGTTACCCAAGCCTGCAGATTTTCACTTCAGCTCTATAAAGGCGCTGACCCGAATTTGGTTATTCATATTTTGGGTCGATAGCAGGGCTAAAAATTGTCTCGATCTCTTTGCATAGCGCCTTGGTGGGGTAGAAGAACAACCCGTGTTTCCCGGATTGGTTCTGCCATTCGACCATTACGATGCCTGCTCGGAACCTGTCAGAAATTGTATAGGGATAACCCTTACTATTCAGAGATCTCATTAGGTCTGCGGGCGATCCTTGTCGGGCGCATTGATTTGATTTATTCAGGCTATGCCAGTCTTTCCGGTTTTCTGCCTGTACGTGATTGCTTGTCGCGAGCAGCAGAAGAGCTGATGCGGCCAAAAAACTTTTCATGTGACTTGCCTTGTAATCTCAGGACCGAAGGTATTGCTGGAACTCTGTATTCAGACCGTTACGACTGAGATAGCCAGGCGCTTGCCTAGGCCGGCCAATGCATTTTCAAGGTGCTCCATCTTTGTTGTATGAAGGAAGTCGACTAGGCGATCACCTTGAGTCTGCGCAAGGCCCAGACGGCGGCACAGGTCAGCCTTGCGCATGCCTTGTGCCATCATCTCGTTCCAAAGAACAATTTTCGCCGCGGTTACGACAGGCAAGTGGATTACCTGCTCGCCTGGCTGTGCTGGCGATGCTGGTGGAATGGCCCGGCGCTGATCCACATAGATGGACAGAGTCGTCTCAATCGCATCCACGGCTTCACGGATCGCGTGTTCTTTGTCGTTGCCGAAGCTGTGCAGCTCTGGCAGATCACGACAGTAAACCGCCAGCCCCGGCGCGGTGTCTTGTTCAAATCGAATTGCATAGTCGTACATGGTTACTCCCTGGAGGTGATCGCTCAGCTTTCAGATGTGGTGAAGGGGGCTCTCAGAGCCCCAATTGTTTAATGATCGCCTTGCGGGTCGGTTCTGGTATTTCCTTACTGCCGTGATCCGCGAAGGTGCTCCTGTTGCCGTTTGGGGCGATGACTTTGAAGTGGCTTCCTTTGCCTGCTTCGAAGGTCACCCCTTGGGCCTTCAACCATCGTCTGAACTCGTTGAACTTCATCACCTCGCCTCGTTGTTTGGATGAGTCCAGTATACAACGTTTTTGTGGTAATACAACAATTTTGTTTTATTTGAACTTGGAGTGACGATGGATCCTACTGACCTCGGCCCAGGCACAGCTACCTGGCTGGGCGGTAGCGCCACCGTAGTACTGGGCGGCCTGCTATGGCTGCGAAAATTTCTATCAAAGGATGCGACCGACCGGGCAATGGATAACGCCGACATCGGCACGTTGCGCCGGCTCAATGAGTTGCTGAACCAGGAGCGCGCCGCCCGCAAAGAAGCCGAGGCGCGTGCCGATCAATTCGCGAAAGAGCGGAACGACCTGGCCGCAGCAGTAGGGCGCATGGAAGGGAAGATCGAAGCGCTGACCAGCCAGGTCGCTCAACTCACTGATCGCGTGACGCAGCAGAGTGACGAGATCACCCGCCTGCGCACCAAGCTGGGAGGTATAGCCTGATGGACAGATGCGCATTGGAATTTATCGCGCGCCGATGGTGGCGCCGGGCAGAGGTCTGGGCAATTGCCGTCGTGCTGGTTGGTGGTGGAGCTGTTCTCGGCTACCAGGCTGCCTACTGGTCTCTCGCCGAGAACCAGAGCAACCAGGTTAAGGGCATTCGCGAGGCATACGACACCGCCATGACTGAGCGCGATAAGCGCTTGGAAGAACTGACCCGTCAAACCGGTACCGCCGCCGATAAAGCGACGAAGGCAGCAACGACTGCGGCCCAGGCTGCCGACAAGGCGGACGAAGCCCTCAACCGGGTAAACCAGTAGCCGCGCTACATTTTCGAATGCGCCAAATCGTGGCGCGGAGTTGAGCATGAAGATTGTTGAACTCAAGCGTGAGGGCTGGCGAGATGCTGCAAAGACCCTGCGGAAGGTCGCCGATGACCTCGATGCCGGTGAGCATCCCGAGTGCACTGTAGGTGCCTTGACGCTGATCGGAGCGAAGGGAGAGGTGACTGTGTTCGGCCTTGGCCCTAAGTGCGATGACCTGCAATGCCTCGGTGCGATGCGCTTGGGTGAGCAGAAGCTGATTGATGTGCTGCTCGACTCGAAGGAGTAGTGGCATACTGCCCGTCCAGCCAGGATGGGAGTGAATCATGGTTTTCCAACATGTCGAATTACAGCACCAAAATCAGGTCGATGCTGCAGCATCTAACATTGAAACGATTCGTGGCTATTGCGGCTATCTGCTCACCGGGTTTTCGAAGTTCTTTGCTCTTCCTCACAACGTAAACAAGTATGGTGTTGTGTTTACCTCAGATGAATCCAATCTGGCTTCTCGCATCAGCTCTCCCTATGGAGAGGCACGGGGCAGACTGGTGATTCAGATCGTTGATGGTACCGTAGGCGGGCGATACGTTTTCGAAAAGGGTGTGGTCAGCAGTGAGGGGGGAGATATTTGGGTCCCGATCTGGGCAATCCGCATCTTGCGTAATGGGAACGTGCTGCTTGGTGATGAGGGGAATATCGAGATCGAGGTAGCTGACCCAGGTCATTTCAGCAATGCAATCAGCGCGCCGGCAAAGTCCTTGCTCTACTGTATCGCCTCTACTCCCGTCTTCCCGGCCTAAGTGAAGTTGACGAGCCCCGCCAAGTGCGGGGCTTTTTATTGAGTAAAATTCGAAATGACAACCAAGCAACCCGACTGGGAGGCAATCGAACGCGCCTACCGGGCCGGGTTGCTTTCAGTGCGCGCCATAGGTGAATCGCACGGTGTGAACCACGCGACCATCCTGAAGCGAGCAAAGAAAGAAGATTGGAAGCGCGACCTGACAGACCAGGTTCGAGCGGCAACCAAGCAGAAGGTAACCACGGCGGTAACCACTAAAAGTAACCAGTCGAAAGTGGTTACCGACGCCGAGATAATCGAAGAGGCGTCCGATCAGGCTGCAGCTGTCATCCTGGCTCATCGCTCAGGGCTGGCGCAGTGGCGCGGCATTGCCGACAAACTCAGCACCGTCCTCGCCGACATGGATGTGACCCCTGACAATGCTGGCGACTTTGCCCGCTCCCTGAACGCCGGTGTTGATGCCCAGCTCAAGGTTATCAAGGGCGAGCGCCAAGCCTACAACCTCGACACTGAGACAGGCGACAAGACAGTCAGCGACCTGGCTGCACTGATGGACGATCTATCGAAGGAAGCCTGACATGAAGCCCGAGCACTTGAAGCTGCTTCGGGATAAGCGCTGGCGGTTGAACAACCTCTACTTCATCACGGACAAGCAGGGCAAGAAGGTCCGCTTCCGGATGACGGACGAGCAGATCGAATACTTCGACGGGATGCACACCCGCAACATCATCCTGAAGGCTCGGCAGCTCGGCTTCACCACCGAGTGCTGCATCATCCAGTTGGACGCGGCGTTGTTCGAGTCGGCCAAGTGCGCCCTGATCGCCCACACCCTGAATGACGCCAAGCGCCTGTTCCGGGAGAAGGTCAAATATGCCTATGACAACCTGCCTGCTGAGATACGCGCTGCCAACCCTGCTTCTAACGATGCTGCTGGTGAGCTTGTGTTCAGCAAGGGCGGATCTGTCTACGTGTCCACGTCCTTCCGGGGCGGGACTCTACGGTATCTGCACGTATCCGAGTTCGGGAAGATTTGCGCCAAGTTTCCCCACAAGGCCCGAGAGATCGTCACCGGTGCCTTCGAGGCTGTCGCCACCGATTGCTTCGTCACGATTGAATCGACGGCGGAGGGCCGGGCAGGCTACTTCTTCGACTACTCGCAGAGCGCGGAACGGCAGCAGCTTGCCGGTGTGCCTCTGGGCCTGCTGGACTGGAAGTTTTTCTTCTTCTCCTGGTGGAAGAACAAGGCCTACTGGCTTGACCCGACTGATGTGGTCATCCCGCAGCGCCTGACCGATTACTTCAACGAACTGCAAGCCAAGCACGGGATCGTCATCAACGATGGCCAGCGCGCCTGGTACGCGGCCAAGGAGAAGACGCTCGGCGACGACATGAAGCGGGAATACCCGTCGATCCCCGTCGAAGCCTTCCAGCAGTCTGTCGAGGGTGCTTACTACGCCCAACAGTTGACCAAACTCTACGCGCAGCAGCGTATCGGCGTGATCCCGAACAACGACCATCTGCCGGTGATGACCTTCTGGGACATCGGCGTCGGCGACTCCACGGCCATTTGGTTCGTGCGTCAGGTCGGGACTGAATTCCACGTTATTGACTACTACGAGAACAGCGGCGAGGGCTTGCGGCACTACATGAAGGTGCTCAAGGACAAGGGTTACGCCTACTCCGAGCACTGGGGGCCTCACGACATTGATAACAGGGAGTTCGGTAGCGATGCCAAGACTCGCCGAGAGCTGGCCCAGGAGGGCTACGAAATCGACGGGCAGATTTACAGCATGACGTTTCAAGTCGTTCCGAAGCTCGGCATTAACGACGGAATCGAGCAGGTGCGTGAGATCTTGCCCAAGTGCGTATTCGATGATTCGAAGTGCGAGCAGGGTGTTTCCTGCCTTGAAAACTATCGCAAGGAGTGGGACGACAAGCGCGGCTGCTGGAAAGACAAACCTCTTCACGACTGGACCTCTCACGGCTCCGACGGATTCCGGTACTTCGCCGTGGCGAAGAGCGCCAGGAAGCCGGCCACCTCTATCAAAATGGGATACGCCCGATGAGCAATGACGTCTCCTTCAAACGGGCGGAATACCTGGGAGTGCTGGACCGCTGGGCAACCGTTCGCGACGTCTGCGCTGGTCAGCACCGGGTTGTTGACCGACTGCCCTACATCAACGCACACGACAAGTCGCCAGAGAACGTGGATCGCAACCGGGCTTACCGTGAGCGGGCGGTGTTCAAGAATGCCACCGGCCACACTCGAAACGGCTTGCTCGGCCTGGCCTTTCACAAAGACCCGACGCTCACGGTGCCGAAGAAGCTCGAGTACTTGCAGGACAACGCCAACGGCTCCGGGGTGAGCATTTACCAGCACTCGCAAGGCACGCTTGAAAAGGTGCTTGAGGCTGGCCGGCATGGCCTGTACGTCGACTATCACCAAGACAGCGGCATTGGCGGGCATGCGGTGATCCTTACCTACTGCGCAGAAGACATCATCAACTGGCGCACCGGCATGGTGAACGGCCATAGCGTGTTAACGCTGGTGGTGCTGCGCGAATCGCCTGAGATTGCCGAGGGCTTCGGCCTCAAGACGGTCGAGCAGTATCGGGAACTTGCGCTGGAAGCTGACGGTTTCGTTTGCCGGGTTTGGCGCCGGTCCGGGCCGAAGGGTGGTGGACCGCTGGCGGTCACTGAAGAGTTCAAGCCGGAAGGAGTAACGGGTCGCCTCAAGGAGATCCCGTTCACCTTCGTCGGCGCACAGAACAACGACCCAAGCATCGACGAGTCTCCGCTATACGACATCGCCATGATTAACCTGGGCCATTACCGAAACAGTGCTGACTATGAAGATAGCGTTTTCTGGTGTGGCCAGGCCCAGCCTTGGATTTCTGGCTTGACCGAGCAGTGGGTCAAGCTGCTGGAAGAAAAGGGCGTTTATGTTGGGTCTCGCGCGCCGATGCTTCTGCCGGCTGGTGGAGCGTTTGGCTACGCACAGCCCGCTCCCAACACGCTGGTAAAGGAGGCGATGGGCGACAAGAACCAGATGATGATCGAGCTGGGCGCGCGGATGGTGGTGGCGTCACTTGCCACCAAAACTGCTACCGAGTCGCGCGGCGATCAGTCGGCGTCCACATCGGTGCTAGCCGGGTGTGTGGCAAACGTCAGCGAGGCCTACACCCGAGCAATCATGTGGTGCTGTACCTACATGGGCATCGCGGACAAGAAGGTTGCTTACCAGGTCAATCAGGAGTTCGTCGAGCTGACCGCTGACCCGCAGATGATATCTGCGCTGGTGGGGCTATGGCAGAACGGCGGTTTCGCCAAGGCCGACTTGCGGGCTTACCTGCGCAAGCTTGGTCTGATTGCACCAGAGCGCACTGACCAACAAATCGACGGCGAGCTGGAAGAGCAGAGCGACGGCCTGGATCTGGACGACGAGGACAAACCAAATGGCGGTAAATCCGGCAGTACTTGACGCCACGATCCGGCACGCGGTCTTTCTCGAAAAGCTGAAGGCCGGAGAGGTGGGCAAGTTCGCTCCCTTCCTCAAGGAGATTGACCGCTCGATCCGCGACCGGCTCACCCAGTCGGACCTGACCGAGTACAACGTCAAGCGTCTGGAAGCGCTGCTGAAGGAGGTGGATAGCCTGTTGCTGGGCATCTTCGACCGATACAGCGCGCAACTGAACCTCGACCTGGTGGATATCGCCAACTACGAAGCGCAGTTCGAAGCGACAAGCCTTGCCCGGTCAGCACCGGTTGGCGTGTCGCTCGACGTCGTGGCTCCGACTGCTGCTGCAATCCGCACGGCCGTGCTGACGAACCCACTCAGCGTGCGCGGTACCGGCGGCGGGAAGCTGCTGAAGTCATTCATCAAGGGCTGGACCAGCGCCGAGCGCGAGCGCGTCACGGGCACGATCCGGCAGGGCTTCTTCGAAGGGCAGACGAACTTCCAAGTCATCCGCAACATTCGCGGCACCAAGGCAGCGGGGTACAAAGACGGCATCCTGGCTATCACCAACCGCAATGCCAGCACTGTCGTGCACACCGCGATTCAGCATGTCTCGTCCCAGGCGCGGATGGAGGTGGCCAAGGCCAATACGGATATCGTCGAAGAGATTCAAATTATCGCTACGCTAGATAGCAAAACTGGCGATCAGTGCCGCTCACTGGACGGGCGACGATTTCCGGTCAGTTCCGGGCCTCGTCCGCCGTTTCATCCGAACTGCCGAACAAGCTTTATTCTGCTGACCAAACTCAGCGAGATGTTCGCCAAGGGCGCTACGCGGGCTTCATTGGGTGCTGATGGAGGACAGCAGGTCAGTGCTGACCTCAATTACTACCACTGGCTCCAGCAGCAGCCAGCCTCGTTCCAGGACGTCGCCATCGGGCCCGTCCGGGCGAAGTTGTTCCGTGAGGGCGGGCTGACCGTTGAGCGCTTCACCGAACTGCAGCTTGATCGCAACTTTGCGCCGTTGACTCTGGTGCAGATGAAAGGGCTGGAGCCGCTGGCCTTCGAGCGAGCAGGGATCTAACCGAACAAATTCAATCAGCCGCCTCCGGGCGGTTTTTTATTGCCTGCAAAGCGGGCGAACAAACCCAAGGGGTGCATCAACGTGGCAGAAGAAAACGAGATCGACCTGGAAAACCCGGCAATCAAGGCCGCTATCGCGACTGCCGTTGAAGCATCAGTTTCTGGCCTCAAAACCAAAAACACTGAGTTGCTGGGCAAGCTCAAAGACACCACCGGCAAGCTGACCCAGTTCGAAACCCAGTTTGAAGGCATCGACATCGACGCCGTCAAAGGCTTGCTCACTCGTGCTGGACAGGATGAAGAAACCAAGCTGCTGACCGAGGGCAAGGTGGATGAAGTCTTCAACCGCCGCACTGAGCGCCTGCGTGGTGACTACGACAAGCAGTTGAAGACCATCAGCGAACGCGCCGAGAAGGCCGAATCCTTCGCTGCCAAGTTCCAGGGCAAAGTCCTGGGTGACTCGGTACGCGGCGCAGCACTGAAAGCCGGCGCACTACCGGAAGCAACCGACGACATCATCCTGCGCGCCAAGGGCGTGTTCACCCTGAACGAAGATGGCGATGCAGTTGCCGTTGATGAGTCTGGCCAGACCATCCTTGGCAAAGACGGCAAGACCCCTCTGACCCCGCTCGAGTGGGCGGAATCTTTGCGCGAAAGCGCACCTCACCTGTGGCCAAGGGCTTCAGGGACATTTGCCCCGGGCGGGGGTGGCGGCAAGGCTGCATTCAAGCGCTCCGAAATGACCTCCGAGCAGAAGCGCGAT